GCCTGCTAAATTCAGCAAGCAAGGCAAGCAAGTTAAATTGTCTGTTGTAGACGATGTGGAGCGCAGTATGTCTGAGCTTGAAGATTCAGTAGGAGACCTTACATACTTTACATATGAGATGTTACCTGACTTGTCAGAAAAAGCATACGATGTGAATTTAGCTATTGATGAGATGATTATCAACTCACAGATGCTTTACGCTAAAGATGCGGCAGAGGGACTACTTGAAAATCTTAGTCGTATTGAAGAGTCAGCAAGTAGTTTAGGTATTGATCCTGAGGACGTGTTTGACCAATATGACGAAGCAAAGCAAATGGCAGAAGATGCTATTAACGCCCACGAAGATTTAGTAAAGGCTTGGAATGATGAAAGAACTCTACAAGCTATGACATCATTTGCAAACAGAATTAAGTAAATAAACAATTTTAATAAAAGTATAAGATGGCTACAACTACATCAATTACTACCACTTACGCAGGTGAATTTGCAGGGAAGTACATCTCTGCAGCGTTGCTAAGTGCTGATACTATCGAGGGTGGTGGTATCACGGTAAAACCAAATGTGAAGTTCAAAGAAGTAATGAAGAAAGTATCTACGGATGCTATCGTTAAAGATGCTACTTGTGATTTCTCTGACACTTCAACACTAACACTAACTGAGCGTATTCTTCAGCCTGAAGAGTTCCAAGTAAACTTGGAGCTTTGTAAGAAAGACTTCCGCTCTGATTGGGAAGCAATCCAAATGGGCTACAGCGCATTTGATAACTTGCCTCCTGCATTCTCTGACTTCCTTATCGGTCACGTGGCTTCTAAGGTAGCTGAGAAAATGGAAACAAACATCTGGCAGGGTACTAACGCCACTGCAGGTGAGTTTGACGGCTTCGAAACTTTGTGGGAAGCTGACTCTGACGTTGTAGATGTAACAGGTACTTCTGTTACTGCTGCTAACGTAATTACTGAGATGGGTAAGGTAGTTGATGCTATCCCTACTGCTATCTACGGAAAAGAGGACTTGTACTTGTACGTATCAAACAACGTAGCTCGTGCTTATGTACGTGCATTGGGTGGTTTCGGTGCTTCAGGTTTGGGTGCGAATGGTATCAACAATCAAGGTACTACTTGGTTCAATGGTCAGGACTTGGCTTTCGATGGTGTGAAAATCTTCGTAGCACCTGGTCTTGCTGACGATACAATGGCAGCTGCTCAGAAGTCTAACTTGTTCTTCGGTACGGGTCTATTGGCTGACCACAATGAGGTTAAGTTGCTAGATATGTCTGACCTTGATGGTTCTCAGAATGTTCGTGTAGTAATGCGTTTCACTGCAGGTATCCAATATGGTATCGGCTCTGAAATCGTACTTTACAACTAAGAAGTAACGAATTAACTAACTAAAAGGGGCAGGTGGGCAAAAGCCTGTCTGCCCCTTTTTACTTAAAAAGAATAAAAATGGCGTGTAACTTAACACTAGGAAGAAAAGAGCCTTGTAAGGACGTAGTAGGCGGTCTAAAGAACGTATACTTCGTAGACTTTGGTGACTTGGGTTCTGTGACCTTGACATCTGACGAGATTACAGATATGACAGGTGACAGCTCAAACAACTTGACTGCATACAAGTACGAGTTGAAGGGTAACAGCTCATTCGAGCAAGCTATCAATGCTTCACGTGAGAACGGTACTCAGTTCTACGAGCAAACATTGAACTTGACTTTGAAGAAGCTAAGCAAGGAAGATCACAAAGAATTGAAGCTACTTGCTGCAGGTAGACCTCACGTAGTGGTAGAAGACTACAATGGAAATTGTATGATGATGGGTCTATCTCACGGAGCAGACGTTAGCGGTGGTTCTATCGTAACGGGTGCAGCTATGGGTGACCTTTCAGGCTACACATTGACTTTCACAGGTCAAGAAGTATCTCCTGCTAACTTTATGGAGGTAAATGCAGATGAAAATACTGCAGGATACCCATTCTCTGAATTTGCAGGTTTAACAGGAACGGTTTCTATTACCGAGGGAACTAATTCTTAACGTATATTTGTGCCGAGGGCATAGCACTCTGGTTTGGTTAGAAAGAGGGGAGACGTTTAAATACGTCCCCCTCTTTTGTTTTGTAACAATGTATACTCAAAAGGGTTAACCTATTATGCATATAGTAAGTACGACAGATAGCACGATTAAGTTTGTGCCCAGAGCCTACGATACATCGCTCTCTGTAGTGATTACAGACGAGGAGACTAACACAAGCAGCACAGAGTCCTTAACAGGCACTAGAAGCAAGAATTATATGGTTATAGACCCTGCCTACACCTTTAAGGAGGGCAGGTTCTATACGATGCGTGTTACAGGATCGTCAGAGGTGTACAGGGGTCGTGTGTTCTGTACTGACCAAACAGATTACGAGAAGTACACGGTCAACCAAGGCGTGTACACGGAGTACAACTCAGACAATAACGGATACATATACCGATGAGTAATATTAGAATAGTCAACCTCAACAGCTATACTACACCTGTGGTTCAGGAGAACAACAGGAAGCAGTGGGTAGAATATGGGGAAGATAACAACTACTACCAATACCTTATAGACCGCTACAACGGGTCAGCTACGAACAACGCTATTATCAATGGCGTGTGTGAGTTGATTTACGGCAAGGGCATTGGTGCTACCGATGCAAGCAGAAGACCTGAGCAGTACGCTCAGATGATTTCAATGTTTAGTAAGCACTGCCTACGCAGGGTGACCTTCGACCTCAAGGCGATGGGTCAGGCTGCCTTTCAGGTGATTTACAATGAGGACAAGTCAGCCATCGCTCAGGTAGAGCACTTCCCTATTGAGACCTTGCGCTACGAGAAGATGAATGAGGACGGAGAGATTTGTGCGTATTGGTACAGCAAAGATTGGAGTCAGATTCGCAAGCGTGGTTACGAGCCTGAGCGCATCCCTGCCTATGGGCACGGCGAAGCAGGCGATAAGCTAGAGATTTATTGTATCAAGCCATACAGAGCAGGGTACTATTACTACAGCCCTGTAGACTACCAAGGGGCGTTGCCTTACGCTGAGTTGGAGGAAGAGGTAGCCAACTACCACATCAATAATATTAAGAACGGGCTAAGCCCTTCTATGTTGATTAACTTCAACAATGGTATACCTAGCGAGGAGGAGCGTGAGCTTATCGAGCGTAGAATCATTGACAAGTTCTCTGGGACTAGCAACTCGGGCAAGTTTATCCTAGCCTTTAACGATAACAAAGAGATGCAGGCTAGCATCGAACCCGTACAGCTTAGCGATGCCTCGCAGCAGTACGAGTTCTTATCTGAGGAGGCTTCACAGAAGCTGATGGTAGGACACCGCATCACCTCTCCTATGCTCTTAGGTATTAAAGACAGCAGTGGGTTGGGTAGTAACGCTGACGAGATTAAGACGGCATCGTTACTATTCCAAAACACGGTCATTAGAAGTACGCAGGAGCTTGTGCTTGATGCTATGGATGAGCTGTTGGCATACAATGACATCAGCTTGAACTTGTACTTTAAGACGTTGCAGCCGCTTGAGTTTATTGACTATGACAATCTAGATCAAGAGACCAAGGAGGAGCAGACAGGTCGTAAGCTCAGCAGTGAAATCGAGGATTTTGACCTAGAGGATTTTCTTGAGCAGGTAGGCGAAGACGAACCGCAAGACGAAGAATACGAGCTTATTGATGTAGACAGCGAGTCTACAGAGGACGAGCCAGAGGACTTTGATGTTGAGGGCTACCTCAATGGTCTTGTGAACCTATCTGCTAAGGAGGATTCGTCTCAGGATAGTGAGCTGTACAAGGTGCGCTATACGTATGTGAAGGGCACGAGTAAGACCGCTATAGGGGATACTCGTGACTTCTGTAGAAGTATGCTAAGCAGCAAGAAGCTCTACCGCAAGGAGGACATCGGTTTTATGTCTGCAAGAGGTGTAAACAAGAAGTTCGGGCACAAGGGTAGAAACTACTCCATCTTTAAGTATAAGGGAGGGGTAAACTGCTACCACAGATGGGAGCGTAGAATCTACAAGAAACGATTAAAGAAAGATGGCGAGCCTTGGGGCGGCAATGCTTTGCAGGGTACTAAGTTCGTCAACGTAAACCAGGCTGTTAGAGCAGGGTTTAAGTTGCCGAAGAACCCTAAGGAGGTAAGCGTAGCACCTATTGATATGCCTAGACAAGGACACCACCCTAACTATAAAGGATAATGGCAAAAGTATTATTCATAAAGAAAGAAGACTTAGTACGCAATAGTACGATAAGCGGAAACCTCGACAGCGATAAGCTGCTGCCGTTTATTGAGATTGCTCAGGAGATACACATACAGAACTTCCTAGGCACTAAGCTGTACGATAAGATACGCAATGACATCATAGCCGACAGCTTACCTGCGGCTTATGAGACATTGCTAGACGAGTATGTACAACCTATGTTGATCCATTACGCTATGACGGAGTACCTACCTCACGCAGCCTATACGATTGCGAATGGGGGTGCATACAAGCACTCCTCAGAAGCAAGCGAGTCAATGACGAAGGAGGAGCTCGATTTCTTAAGTGAGAAGCACAGAGGTATTGCTGAGCACTACACACGTAGGTTCATTGACTTTATGTCATTTAACAACACTACGTACCCTGAGTATAATCAAAGTCAAGATGATGATATGTACCCCGATAAAAACGGAGTCTTCAACGGTTGGCAGCTCTAAGCACTACAAGCCTAAGAAGAAGAACGTAGAGAAGCTAAAGAAACTAATTAAGAAGATAGAGAAGAATGGCAACTGATGAGAAAGGCTACGGGGCAATTTACGGCTCTACCTGGTGGGGTAGTGGCGATGCCTTTACCAACACTATAGGTTGGGGGAGTGCTATATTCTACATATTAGACCCTGCTCAATTTCAGAACCGAGCCTTAGCGGACGGTGCTGAAATGGAGGCGTTTGAATGTGTGAGTAAGCAATTAAGAAGATACCCACAAGCGGACAGAGGCAGACAGCTGATGGATGCGTATGAGACAAGAGTGGCAGGTGCATCAGGATCGACAGAAGCCAGAACTTGTACTATTAACGAATTAAATGAATTATTCTAATGAGTTTGTATAAAGATGCTAGCTTGGTAATGTTACCCTCTGCTTACAAGGATGGTAAGTTGTATAGTATAAGACCTACGGATGGAGATGGGGACTTTACTTTTAGTAGGGGTTCAAATCTTGCTGCTACGAGGGTAGATGTTAATGGCTTAATTGAGAAGGGTAGAGAGAATCTTATTCTCCAATCAAATCAGTTTGATACTACTTGGGGTACTGATTCATCAACAATGACAAGTGGTCAATCGGGATACGATGGAACAAGTGATGCTTGGTTATTAAGCAGAACAGGAGCATATGGTAGATTTGGACAAGTAATTTCATTGAATGGACTTTACACATTTAGCGTTTATGTAAAAGCAGGAACTAAATCTTTTGTAAGATTTGGAAGTAGTTCGGGTAATGTAGATGCTTATTTTAACTTGTCAAATGGCGAGGTAACAAGTTCGGGTGCTTTGATAATTGATGCAAAAACAACTGATGTAGGTAATGGTTGGTATAGATGTCAAATGACTTTTTCAGCTACATTATCTTATTTAAATGTATGGGTAGCTGATAGTAATGGAGATGTAACTGGAACAACTGGTACAATTTATGTTCAAGACGCTCAATTAGAGCAAGGCTTGGTAGCAACGGATGTAATTACTACAACCACTACAAGCGTATCGGCAGGTATCTTGGAGGATATGCCTCGCCTTGACTATTCGGGTGGTGCTTCGTGTCCTTCTCTTTTACTTGAGCCTCAAAGAAGTAATTTGTTTATACAAAGCGAACACCTAAAGGATTGGACTGATAATAATATCATACGAACAGCTAATAATTCAATTAGCCCAGAGGGTGTTCAAAATGCTACATTGATTTCGGGTGATGGCACTTTTGGTGTGCATCGTTTTTATCAAACTCCTGCTTACATTTCGGGAACAAGTTATACCATTTCAATTTTCGCAAAAGCAGGAACAAACGACTTTTTTCAAATTTACTTGGGAAATGCTTTTGATAATAGTGCAGGGCAGGTTTATGCCAACTTTGATTTGTCGGATGGCTCTAAAGGTACTGCGGGTTCAAATGTTGATGATTACGACATTGAGGACTACGGCAATGGTTGGTATAGGTGTTATCTAACTGCGGAAAGTCAACTATCGGGTACAACGGGTACATTCTATAATCTTACTACAAGCGATTCAGTAGGTAGAGCAGCAAGTAGTGCATTAACTACAAATGTAGAATTTTACGGAGCGCAACTTGAAGCAGGAAGCTACCCTACCTCATATATACCTACCTATGGTTCAAGTGTAACGAGGTCTGGTGATGCGGCATCTCTTACAAGTGTTGCAGACTTGTTAGGTGATGGAAACGGAACATTGTTTGTTGAAGCAGAAACCTTTGAGGATAACGCTCATATTGTTTTAAGCGATGGAACATTAAACAATGTATTCCCTTTTAGATTTAGGCTAACTAACTTTCAAAATGATATGCAGGTGGATAATGTAAGTCAAGGAAATATCGTTGTATCCTCAACTTCTACTAATACAAGATATAAGGTAGCATCAAGATATTCTTTAAATGATAGAGCGGTGTATTTTGATGGAGTGTTGCAAGACACGGATTCTAATAATGAAGTATTCCCTGAAGGCACACTTACAAGAATTGGACTTGATAGAGGTGATGGCTTATCAAACTTTTATGGTCGCATCTATCAATTATTGGTATTCCCTACTGCTTTAACAAACGCTGAACTTGCAGCACTAACGGCACAAGATATGAGTAAAATATACGACAAACCAAGTTTCTCACCTAAACCAAGCGGAACTAAAACAGGAAAGTTCCACTCGCAGCAGCCTGATAGTGGTGATGGTGATTTTACTTTCACAATATC